AACGAAATGCAAATAATAGGAGACAAAAAATTTAAGAAACAAATTGTCTCGTATTCTATCAACCTACATGATCTAATTTTCATGTACCTTATTAGTTAATTTTTAACATTTAAAATTTATTTGTGGTACAATGGTATTGTAATTAAGAAAAGGATGTGTTTGAAATGAAAGAAATAATTAAAAGTAAATTAAATGAATTAAATGAAAGACTTGATTATCTATTAAAAGAATATGAAAAAGATGGTTATAGTTATCAAGAGGATCAGATTAATGAAGTAAGATCACAGATTAGAATATTAGAAAAAGTATTAGAAGAATCAGGTGATAGTGATGAATAGTTTAGTATTTGAACATAATATTGAATGTGTTATGAATTATATAAAAGAACATAAAAATTTACCTTATGAAATTATTGATATAGAATTAAGAAGTATTGTAGAAGCACTATTTTATCAAAGTTTAGATGATTATAGAAAAACATTGAAAGAAAATCAACAATTAAAGAAACAAAAAGATGATGTTGTTGAGTATATAAAAGAAAATAAAGCAAATTTTACTTGTATGAGAACGACTTATTTAAAATGTATGAATGATTTATTAAGAATGTTAGGTGAAATAGAATGAGTAAGAAAACAATAGTATTTGATTTTGATGGTGTTATTCATGTTGGTTATAATGGTTGGAAAGATGGAACTATTTATGGTGAAATTGATACTAACTTAATTGATTATATAAAAATTCTTATGAAAGATTATTATGTAGTTATTTCATCAAATAGACCAGCAGTACAAATAGTAGAACATTTGAATAAATTAAATTTAGGAGTTAAATTTGAATTATTTAAAAAAGATATGAATAAAAATATGTATTGGAATAAAGAAAATGTTGTTGGAGTTACTAATGAAAAAGCAGTTGGTATTTTATATATTGATGATAGAGGATATAGATACAATAATTTAGAAGATTTGAAAGAATTTATTAATAAAATAAGGTAGGTGAAATAGAATGAATGATAAAATGACAGTTTTTAATCAATATGTGAAAATACCTAAGGATTATTATTTAGATTTTGAGCATAATTATGTTGATGATATTTTAACTATTCATTTGAAAAATAATCAAACAATTACTATTACTAAATTTACTTTTGAAGATTTTAATAAAATAAGTGAAATTCAATTACAATCCAACTGGAATAGTTTAAGAGAGTTGGTTGATTATCAATTAAAACATAATGTAGGAAGTTCTGCAGAAAGTTCTATAAGAAATCATGTTTATCAAGAAATTAAGGATAAAATGAACGAATTAGAAGGAGTTTCTAATGATTCATGATTATTTAATAATATTTTCTAATATGATAGGATTAGTAATAGTTGTAATAATTTTGTATTATATATGTAGAAGGTGATATTTATGAAAAGAAGAATCAAAAATAAAATAGCAAAAAGAAAAGGATTGATACCAAGTGTATCTAGATTAGAAAAAAGTAAATATCAGAGGGATAGAAGAAAGTTAATAAATGAATATAATGAAAATATAAAAAAAGTAAACAGGCAATTAACAAGAATTAGAAGAGAGTTTGGAAGTTTACAATATTCTAGTAAAAAATTAGTAGAAGATATAACAGCAAGAAAGAATTTAAGAAAAGCATACAATTTAAAAAGTGGACGTATTCAAATAAGAAAGAGTTTAAGTAATACAGATTTAAGAGATTTGAATGTATTATTAAATAAATTTTTGAAAACTAAAACAAGAACAGTAGCAGGAATAAAAGCACGACGTGAATCGGCTAGGGCTGGACTTAAACAGTTAATAGGTGATGTTGATACTGATATTGATGATGAATCAATAGAAGAGTTTGCAAGAACATTTCAGAATGCAGATTTTAAATGGCTTACAAGATATGGAATTGATGAAAGTGAGTTTGTTAAAATGGTTCAGGCTAGTATAAGTGATAGATGGACGGAAGGATATTTTGTAGAAACACTAGTTGATTATATGAATATAATACCAGATGAAGATATGAAAGATGATTTAGTTGGATTATATAATAAATATGTAAGGGGTAATTATTTTGGATTATAATGATCTATTACAAAGATTACAAACTACATAAATATAAAATAGATAAAAATTATGATTCAACAATATATACATTTGATATAGAAACAACTTCATATCTAATATTAGATGGTAAGATATATAATAATATAGATTATTTAAATTTAAGTGAAGAGGATAAAAAAAGAAGTATAAAACAGGCATGTATGTATATATGGATGTTAGGAGTAAATGATACTATATATTATGGTAGAACGTGGGATGAGTTAGTAGAATTTATTAGTTATTTAGATGAACTAATTGATGCTAAAAAGATGATATTCGTTCATAATTTGGGATTTGAGTTTCAGTTTTTAAAGAGTGTATTTAAAATAGAATCAGTAATGGCTAGAAAGTCGAGAAGACCAATGGCAGTAAAATTATTAGATTATAACGTAACTTTCAGATGTACTTTATTTATGACTAATTGCAAGTTGGAAAAATTAACAGAGGTATATAAATTAGATGTAAAAAAGTTAGTAGGAAATTTAGATTATAATAAAATAAGGCACAGTAATACACCATTAACTGATTTAGAGTTATCTTATTGTGAGAATGATTGTTTAGTATTATATGAATATATTAAGTATATGTTAACATTATATAAAAGTATAGATAAACTTCCACTAACATCTACAGGACAAGTCAGACGAGAGCTCCGAAATATAACTTTAAAAAACTATAATTATAGAAGAAAAGTATCACGTGCAGTAAATACTGATCCACACATATATAATATGTTAAATGATGCTTTTATGGGTGGATATACGCATGCTAATTATATTTATACTGATACAATTGTTGAAAATATTACATCATTTGATTTTACTTCATCATATCCTTTTTGTATGACGTGCTTTAAGTTTCCAATGACAGAGTTTAGAAAGTGTAATATTAAAAAAGAAAAAGAGATGATAAAAGGGTTTGCTTATTTAGTTAGAGTTATATTTTATAACTTAAATAGTAAATATGATAATAATTTTTTAAGTGCATCACGTTGCAAAAAAATAAAAGGTGGTTTTTATGATAATGGTAGAATTATAAAGGCAGAATATGCTGAGATAGTTTTAACTGATATAGATTTTAAGTTAATATTAAAAACTTATAATGTAGGACATTATGAAATAGTTGAATCTTTTTATAGTTTATATAGTTATCTACCAAAAGAGTTAATTTTATTTATATTAGATAAATATGTTAAGAAAACAGAATATAAAGGAATAAAGGAAAAAGAATTATTATACAATTTAGAGAAGGCTAGATTTAATAGTATATACGGGATGAGTGTTACAAGAACTATAGCAGATAAAGTATTGTATGAAGACGAATGGAGAGAAATACCACTAACAAATGAAGAAATAATAGATGCTTTAGAAAAAGAAAAAAAGACTGGTTTTCAGTCTTTTGCATGGGGAGTATGGGTTACATCAATAGCACGTAAAAATTTAATTGAAAATATAACTAATTTAGATAAATGGGCTATATATTCAGATACCGATTCAATTAAATTATTAAATGGATTTGATACGTCTATTATAAATTCTTATAATGAAAAAGTCAAGAAAAGGTTAAAATTTACTAGTAGTATATTAAATATTCCATATAATAAGTTTGCTCCAGTTGATATAAACGGAGTATCACATCCACTAGGATTATTTGAGATGGACGCTAAGTATAAAAAATTTATAACACAGGGAGCAAAAAAATATGCTTATGTAGACGAAGATGATAACATAAAAATAACAGTAGCAGGAGTACCAAAGAAGGCATCTATAGAACTAAAAGACTTGGATCAGTTTAGAGACAACTTTATATTTTCATATAATAGTACTAATAAGCATTTTATTGAATATAATGATAATCAGTTTGAAGTAGAAATGACTGATTATTTAGGAAATAAATATACTGTTAGAGACTTATCAGGTGCAGGTTTGTATCCGTGTGAATATGAACTAGGTAAAAGTTTAGATTATATAGAACTTATAACAGATAAGCATAGTAAATATAGTGTATATAATGAGGGTGAATGAGATGGAAAGTAGAGATTTTATAAATAATTATAGAAAAATTAAATTAAAGCATATATGTAGAAAAATTAAAGTAAATTATTCTAATATCTTAAATGGACGTGCTAGTGAAAAATGTTTTGATAAAGTAAAAAATGAACTTGATAAAGAAATAATAAATTTATATAGGAGTAGTAATGACTAAAGTACAAAGATATTATGATATTAGTAAAATATTAAGTAAAAATGCTGATATTAATATTATATACGGAGAAAAATCTAACGGTAAGAGTTATCAAGTTAAACATGAAATAGGAGTTAAACATTATATTAAAACAGGAAATAAATTTATTTTAATGAGACGTTGGAACGCAGATGTTACTAATTTATGGATAGAACAATATTTTAAAGATGTAAATGTAAAAGAATTAACGGGTGGTAAATATGAATTTATAACTGTTTATAGAAAAGTATTATATTTTGGAAATTATGATGAAAAGAAAGCAAGAGTTACAAAAGATGAAGCAATTGGATATGTAATAGCACTATCCACAGAACAACATATGTCATCGGCATCATTCTTAGATGTAGATATGATTATATTTGAAGAGTTTTTTGAAAGAGGATGCTATATTAAGGATGAACCATCAAGACTAATGATATTTTATAATACAGTTGATAGAAAAAGAGGTACTACAAGACTTTTTTGTGTCGGAAATACTATATCTAAAGTAACACCATATTTAAAAGATTGGGGATTAATGAAAATAGTTAAAAACTTGAAACAGGGTGAAATTGAAACCGTAGTAGTCCATAATGAAGAAAATGATGTAAAAATTGCTATTGAGTATTGTCGAAGTAGTGGTGGTAAAACAATGGCAATAGGTAGTGCTAAGTCTATGATAGATAAGGGAAGTTGGCAAAGTAAGCCACAGCCTCACCTACCAAAGTCAAAAAACATGTATAACATATTATTTAGAATAGGATTTTTATATCAGGGATTTAAATTTTTAGGTGAATTTTTACAAGATAAAGAAGATTATACTAATTGCTGTTGGTTTATATTTCCTTATGAAAAAGGAGATTTTAAAAATGATTTAATAGTATTTTCAGATGAGATTAATACAAGCCCATATTATCAGAAAGATATTTATAGATTAACATTTAAAAATGACAGAATAGAAAATTTATTATATAATACTTTTAGAGAATCTATGATATTTTATTCAGATGATCTAACTGGTACTGATTTTAAGTCAGCAATTGATTTTATGATAAGGAAGTGATTAAAAATGAAATTAGGAACTGCTATCTACATATTAAGACAACTACAGACTGTTATTATTAATAATATGAGTTTAGATAATATTAACAAGCAAGAGACTTTTTATGCAATATCAGTAATTATTAAAGAAATAGAGAGGAAGTACGATAGAGATGAACAGTAAAATAATTTTGGCAAGTGGAATAAAATTAGATAGAGAATATAAAAATGTTTTAAATTATAGTGAGACAGATATGTTAGCACTAGTTAATACAAATAAAACAGCAGAATCTAATAACTATAGTTTTATAAGAGATACTGGATCAATTCAGACGGGATTTAATTATAATACATGTCTTTCTTCTAACTATATGGCTTTTCAGAATACAGATTATTCTGGTAAATGGTTTTTTGCTTGGATTGATAAAGTTATATATAGAGGAGATAACAATACAGAAATTTATTATACAGTAGATGCTTGGAGTACTTGGTTTTCATATTGGAGTGCGTCTCCATGTTTTGTAATAAAAGAGCATGTTAATTCAGATAATGTAGGAGAACATACAGTACTAGAAGGACTAGAGACAGGGGAGTATATTTGTAACTCTCATGTAATAGATGATCAAATGGATGATATAGCAAGTGATTTAATGTATATAGTATCTACCACACTAGATCTATCTTCATCAAGTCCATCATCTACTAATAAATATAATATGGCAGGTGTTAGAAAATATAATGGAATAGCATCAGGATGTGTATATTATCCTATTTTTAATACAACTGATATAGCAACTGTATTAACAGAGGTTGCTAAAAAAGGACAAAGTGATGGTATAAATGGTTTATTCATGGCACCACGTATATTTTTAGGAACAGGTACTGGTCCCGAAGTACCAGAATCTGATAATGCTATTACATATAATAATTCAATTTCAAAAATGACTACTTTAAATGGGTACACACCAGTTAACAAAAAGTTACTTTGCTATCCTTATAATTATTTAATAGTATCAAATAATAATGGTATGAGTAATATTTTACATTATGAAGATTTTTCAACTTCTACTTGTAACTTTAAAATTAGTATGGCTATTACTCCTGGTTGTTCTATTAGAATGACACCACTTAATTATAAAGGAATTGCTGAATATGATGAAGAGTCTATCAATATGGGTAAATTTCCAATATGTTCTTATCCTGTTGATATGTATACAAACTGGCTTACTCAAAACTCAGTAAACGTTGCTGGTGTTACAATGACTACAGATGACTTAAACATGGCTAGTGCTGGTATTAGTGGTACATTAGGAGTTGCTGGGGCTGTTATGACTGGAAATGTTATTGGTGGTATTAGTTCAGTTGCTAATGCTGGTGTATCTATAGCACAGTCTATGATAACAAAAAAACAGCATTCATTAATACCACCTCAAGCAAGAGGCAATTTAAATGCTGGTGATGTTATTACTTCATCTAATAAAAATAATTTTCATTTTTATAAAATGAGTATTAAAGAAGAGTTTGCTCGTATGATCGACCAATATTTTACAAGATTCGGATATACAGTTAATACTTTAAAAACTCCAAATATTACTGGTAGACCTAACTGGAATTATATTCAAATAGGTAGTGGTGAAAAAGTAGGCTATGGTACTGTACCAGAGGCATACATGAATGTTATCAATACTGCTTGTCAGAATGGTGTTACAATATGGCATAATCACAACAATATAGGAAATTTCAATTTAAATAATTCATTATAAAAGGCTAGGAATAAATCCTAGTCTTTTTTATAGCGTCATTACATCTCTTAAATTATAAGTAGTATTAGTAGTATCAACTGTTATTGTACCATCATTTGTTATTTTTATAACATATAAATATATTCTCCATTTACCCTGTTCAGTATGTGCAAAACTTGAATAAACAACATATTGTGTAGATCCACTTATAACAGTAAAACTATCTTCATTATTAGCACCTGCTCTAACCATTACATTTTTAACATGAACAGTATTATCTGATAAAGTTACTCTTAAACCAAATACAAATAATCTATTACTATCATATGTAGGTTTATTTAAAGAAAGAATATTATTTTCAAATGTATATGGTAATCTTTGATATTTATTATAATATAATAATTCTTGACTATTTGGATTTTGCCTTTCTATTACTGCCGGGCTGTCAGCATGATAAATACTACAATTTGCTTCATTGTACCAGTAGTAATCACAATTATTTATATAAGTACCTCGCATGTATAAGGTACTATAATTTAATAATCTAAAAGCATTTGTAAAATTGTTTATTTCACCATCATATATTTTTATTGTTGAAAATAAAACATATATACCATTTGTTAATTTTTCATTAGAATTATTTAAAATTTTGACGTTATTAAATATACCATTAGATTGATCTGTAAATTCTATATTACTTGGATTATTAGAAGATCCAACATTAACTAAAATATCATTATTAACTATTAAATTAATTAATTCTATATTTTGATTTTGTATTTGCATAGCATATATTTTATTATTATTACCATTTATTATTAATGAAATATTGTTTTTACAAATAATAAATCCATATTGTTTATTTGTACCCATTAAGTTAATAGAACAACTAACATTTTTTAAATTATATTGTGTAGCAAAAATGGCTTGTTGTATTGATTTAAATGGTAAGTTTTGTGTACCGCATTGTATTTTATTAGTAGTATCACAATCAACATAATAACCAATTCTATTTGATAATACACTTGAATAATAATAATTTTTATAACCATTATATTTTAAATTAGATTTAACAATTGTTATATCATACAATTTACATACATCATTATTACTAACAGCAAGTTGCGTACTTGCAAAATAAATATCACCGTTATTTTCAATAGCTATACTTTCTAACTCTCCCATTTGAAAAGCAATATCTATATCAAAATCATAATAATTTCTAATTAAATTACCATTCATATCATATACAGATAATCCATTAGCCCAAAATCTAGTTGAATAAATTTTATTATCATATACTACTGTATTTTGATTAGTAATATAATTATTAACTGGATTTGTATAAGGCGCTGTATAATTAGTATTTAATGTAATATGTTTTTCAATTGTTTCAAAATCACTCATTATCCATATATCAGTAGTATCTGCAAATGCTAGTACATTATTTTTATTATCATATGATACACTTCTAACACGATTATTACTTGTTATTTCTGTTGGTGGTGTAATAGTATCTGTAATAGTAAATGTATTGTAATCTACTACTATAATTTCATTTTTTGGTAATAGATTAAAATTTTCATCTCTATAACTATTTGTAGCAACATAAATTTCTTTAGTACTATCATTATAGGCTAAACTATTAGCATGATATAATTCTAAATATGCACTTTTTAAAGTTTCTTTTGTAGATTTACTTATTTCTTCTAAATAAATCATATTAGATTTATCTTCAAAATTACCACCTGTTTGTCTTGCTATAATATAACTAGTAGGAGTAGTAGTAAATCCTTGAATATATCCTTTAATAGGAGTACTCTCATTAGTTATACCATCTATAAATTCAGTACAATCTCTATAATCTATAGAGCATATTAAAGTACCATTAGTAGCATTTAAAACTTTATTTATAATATTTTCTAAAGTTCCATCTTCAGCCATTTCATCTAATTTATTATTAACTTCATCTTGAAAATCTAGAGTATCTAAATAATTATATAATGTATTTAAATTATCAGCCATTATTTTAAAATTATCTTCTACAGTATTTTGATTATCTATAACATGATTCAAATACTCTACTACCTTACATAATAATTGATAATTAGTAATAGCATCAAAATCAGCCTCTATAAAGGGAAAATTTTGCAACACACATAATTTAAATGGTGTTAATTTATAATTATATTTTTTATATTCTAATTGACTTGGTAAATTATCAGTCATTTTATACACTTCCTTTCTTAAACTAAACCATAAAATAGTACTTCTAAATCAGAAAATATCATACTATAAATATTAGTCTTTGATTCAATAAAATTTTTATATATTTCCATTTTATTAGATGGAGTTCTTGTTATTGTCTCTTCTATATTACGAGTGCCTTCTGAATTACCTTCCGCTGATCCTTCAGATGATGAAGTATTATAATTATAATCAGTAACATAGTTACCGTTTTGAACGTCAGTAAGTCTATTCTGTGGAGTATTTGAGTATCTTAAATCTTCAGTTCCACTATTTTCTGATGATGTACTAGTACTGGTTGTATTAGTCTCTTCATTTACTCTAGTTTCAACCTCACCATCTTCTAATATATCCCACCCGTCTAGTGCATCAAATAACTTATTATAATTAGGCATTATTTCATTTAACTTAACATTTAAGGCAATTTTAAAAGCCGTTAGTGTTTCATATCCGATTCTTCTCATTAAAAATTTATTTAAGATCATACATTCAAAATCTTCCTTATTTATTTTAGTAGATAAAGGATAAGAAAAATCAAAAATAGTACTTCGTCCAGACTTTGCTAAGTCTTTTATTTTAGTTTGTTCTTCTTCACCATAGTTAACTATTGAGTTAAGTAGACTATATAAAGTAGGTGGCTCTGGATGATCATTCGGAAGATACGGAAACATCACTGGAAATATCATATTCTTCACCTACACTTTCATTATTTATATTTAAGTTATCCTCAGTTGATGGTACTCCATCATAATAATAAACTTCAATAGGTTTTTCTAAATAATCTTTAAATTTTTCATTAATTTCATCAACTGCTTTTTTTCTTGGTTCAAACCTATTGTATCTACTTGCTACTGTTCCACCTAGAGTAGCCATCATTTCATCTTTTATCATTCTTTCTTTTTTCTGTGTCTGTAAATTAGCAATTCCTATAAGTCTTAAAAATTCAGCATAAATTTTATTTTTAGAGTCCTCTAGTTCATTAGCAACATAAGGGGCTGGCTCCAATATACAAGTTATATCATCAATAGACATAGAAGAATAGGTACTAACATTTTCGGCCATTGCATCAACATTATTTATCATATTTCTAAATGTTACTTCTTGCCCCTGAGGTACTTTCCAAACTCTTGGTGTACGTTGCTGTATTATATTTATATCAATTGTACGAGTTATCATTGCGTACCTCTCACTATACTGTAGGATATCAATCCAAATAGGTATTCTTGAATTATTATCATACATAATAACAAATTCACCCTGTCTTAAAACTCTAGAATATCCATTCTGCCCTATTACTTGAATAGTTTTAGGTCTACCATATAAATCTAGTGATCCCAGATTGATAAAAGGTAGTGCTACTAAAGTCTTTAGTACTTCCTCATAAAAGAAAGCAATTGCTCCACTTCTTAATAACTTAGAGTTAACATAAGCCATATCAATAAACTTAGGAACATTTTTAAATATAAAAACATTTTCTGCTAAACTAATAAACTCTCTTTTATACATTTCATAAGTATTAAAATTACATAATTGAGAGTTTATAATCTTTCTTTTCATAGATTCACCTCTTTTCTATTAAGAAAAAGAGAAAGTATTTATCACTTTCTCTAATTATGCTACTGTGATAGTCGCATCTGCATATTTAGTAGAATCATAAATACTAGTTGCTCTAATAGTAGCCGTCTCTCCTGAAAAATCACTAGGAATAGTAACTAATCCTTCTTGATTAACTGTTACTCCTTCTCCTGATTCTACACTATAAACTACAGCCTTATTTGCAAATCCAACAGTTACTACTTCACTAGATAATTGTAAAGTTTGTCCTGCTGTAACAGTTGCCGTTGAAGGTGATATTGTAACACTTGTTACACTTGGCTCATCTAAAGTAAATACAGCACAAGGTTCAAATGGAGATGTTGACATTACAGCCCAAACATGTAAGAAAATATTTCTTTTCAAGTTTGTAGGATTATAAAAGTCTGTTTGTTTTAATGAATCTGTAGCATTGTCTAAAGTATATAAATAATCCATAAACCATTCACGAGATATAATTACTGCTGGTACTTTACTTAAAGCCGTTAATTCAGCCTCTGTAAATGGTACATAAGCATCTTCTAATAGCATCTCTAGTCTTTCTGTATCATGATTTCCAAATCCATCAACTAAAGCCAAACGTGATTTCATTTCTGCATCATTTCTAAAGAAACTAGTTGCTAACACTTCTGTAGATAATTTAGCCTGAAAATCAGTATTTAAAATCATAATCTGATCGTCAAATGATACTGCTTTTCTAACACCTGCTGGATTATAATTAGCACTTCTAAAAGTCATCAAACTACTAACATTCTTAATAGCACTAACTCTTTCACGTGTAGTCATTGTATTAAAGTCTTCTATATATTGTGTAGGAATAGTACCATCAATAATACGTCTTGCCAACATATATTTATCAACACAATATTTATCATATTTCCAAGATTCATATAAACTAGCAGTTATCTGCTCTATTAAATCAAATAATCCACCTTCAGAATCAAAAGCCATAGCCATTTGTTCGTCACTTGTAGTAGTTGCATAAAATTTTTGAAAATTCAATTCATGAATATAATTATAAACATTAGGTACTTCATTTTGTAAAAACTTAGTTACATTTAAAGCATTTTTATTATAATCATAAACATTAGCAAGATCAACGATCAATTCTCTTATTTGTTGACCGAATCTTAAAGTTCCTCTATTTGCAAATTCATCCCATGGATTATTCCATCCATTTCTTTTAATAATAGTAAGACCAATCAAATTAATTGTATTTAAGAAAGCATTTTTATATCTTTCATTATCAATAATTAATTTTCCAATTGGTTTAATTGATTCACCCTGTACTGGTAGATCTATCTCTGTAGATAATTCTGGTGTAACATTAATAATATATGATAATAATTCACTATCACTATTAACATTTAAAACGCCATTTCTTAAAGCCATATTTTATTCACTTCCCTTCTTATATTTCTTTTACATCTATGACTTCTTTTTCTTCGTATTCTTTATCTTCATCCTCTTTTACTTCTTCTTTAGAATCCAAAAATCTTTCTTTATATTTTGCTAAAAGTTCTTCATATTTACCTGTAATACTTTCAAACTCTTCTTTTGTTACCATCTCCTCAGATTCACCAAAAGAATCAGTAATATCTTCCATTAGTTCAACTTTAAATTCTTCTGGAAGTTCTTTCTCATTAATTTTTGCTATTAACTCTTCCTTTGTTAATTTTGCCATTTATAATTCACCTTCTTTCTTTCTTCATTTTATTTAAAAATAGATATTTAGTCAATATCTATTCCTAAATTTTCTAGCATAAAGTACCCATTTAAATTTATTCTTTTTTACTGTATCAACTACTGGTGTAGGTGGAGGGACTGGAATTCCATTATAATAACATTCTGTACCTTCTACGTTAGGTATTCCCATCCAATCTGCTGGATTAGTATATACTTCTTTTGGAGCCTGATATATCCAATCATGGTTAGTTAAATCCTGCATCTCTAAATGCAAGTGCATCCCATAGGCTTCTCCTGTTTCTCCTTCCATTCCTATTTGCTGACCTATTACGACATGATCGCCTGAGAGTACATCACGTCTATCTAAGTGAGCGAACAAGAATCCCATGTTAGTTACATCATCTTTTACTATTACTACATTACCATAACCTGTTGTTGCTGTACCTGAATATTCACTTCTAATAACTGTGCCATTACACATAGAATATATTGGTACTGATCCACCTGCTGTAGCAGTTGCTATATCTAACCCTCTGTGATTTCTTGGTTCTTCCCACCATACACTAGTTACCCAAAAAGTAACATTTATAAAAGGTGCTATTCTAGGTGTTACTACTGCCATTATTTACCTAACAATTCATTAACTTTTTTCTGTACGATTGAATATAAACTTCCTAATTTTTGGCGCCTTTCTTCACCGTTGCCATAATCACCACGAATAACAGAATTAGCAAGTTCATTTATATCATCAGTTAATTTATTGTTTTTTACATTAATTGTTTCATTTACTATCTTTTGCACGCTATTATATCTATTACCTAATTTTTGCCTTCTTTCTTCACCGTTGCCAAACTTTCCTTCTATTACCATTGTTGCTAGTTCTTTATTTGTATATTTATTCAAATTTATTTCATTAGTAAATTGTTGATATAAAAGTCTAGCATAACTACCTCTTTCTCTTGCCTTATTAATTTTATCTGCTGGTACTTCATAATATTTACAAAATACATCTGCTACATTATAAGCATCACTTATACTATTAGAGTTATTTTTAATTAATGTATCTACAAGTAAATAACTAGTATGTAACTCTTCTAACATAAAATCTAACTGTGTCTCTATATTATTAACATTTAATCCTCTTTTACCCGCATATCTAAATAAATCCTCACGTCTTGTTAAATGCCACTGACACAAACCAAAACTAGTACCATTATCACCAACTGCTGTAGGTATATAATTAGATTCATAATAAATATTAGACATTATTCCACAAATAGTAGCCTTATTTAAGCCTTTAGTACTTAAATAGTTATAAATTTTATCTCTATTAATCACTCAATTTCACCTTTTTCTTTTATTACTTCTAAACATTTTACCAACCTTTTAGGTATTGGTATTCCTATTTCACTAGCATTCTCTATTATTGATAGTCCATCATTTGCTATAAGTGAATATATTGACATATATCTTAAAATTCCATCAAGACCTAATAACTTATCTATCTGAAAAGATATTGCTACAATACAAAAATATAAAAATTTCTTTATTAATCCCTGTAAGCCTCTTTTACTAGATAAATTATGACCGTTATATACTGCTGATAGTGTACCTGTAATATAATCAATTACTACAAATAATATTAATGTTTTAAGTGCTGTATCATAATAACCAAATAAACTAGATAAAATAGATAGTATTATACCACTCATAAAAACTATATATTCTTTTATACCCATGATATATTCTCCTTTCCTATTATATTATAACATAAAATTATCTGCTAAACTAAACTAATAACCAAACTTGCAGATAATAACAGTAGAATAAAATAAAAGTAATTGAATATGAATAAATAAAAAGGAGTGTTTTTTATCTCTATTAGTTTTTTAACAAATTATTAATCTACTATAACAAAACCTAAAGCCTTATTATCAGAGTCTTTTATTTTCCTATTTACTATTCTAATTTTAGTACCTTTAACATCTTCTCCAAAACCACTAACTAAATCAATCATCTGATTAGTAAACATCTTAGATCCTGTAACATAACTTTTACCGTTTTCATCAATTATAATAGTTACTTTATTATATTTATAACTATTAACTATTTCACCAGTTTCATCATCAAATTCTTTTTCTTCTTTTTCAAATATTTTTATTAGCACATCTTTAATTGTAATTTCCTTATCTACAAAATCATTAATTTTATAATCAACTTCTGCATCTAAATTAAATATAGTTTTCTTATCTTTAATAGTAGTATACATATATTTCTTAGATCCATGAGTTGTATTTAAATTAGCAACATCATTTACTAGATAATTCTTTTCACTAGTAGTAACTAGTTCATTTGATTCAATCTCTCCTTCTATAATATTTTTTTCTTGTTTTTCTTTTTCTTTTTCCATTTTATTTTCCTTCTTTCTAGTACCTCATAGGTACTATAGAGGACATAATTATTATCAGGACTAATCATATCCTCTATAGTGCTTATGAGATATGTTCTTTCTTAATTACAATACCATTGTACCACAAATAAATTTTAAATGTTAAAAATTAACTAATAAGGTACATGAAAATTAGATCATGTAGGTTGATAGAATACGAGACAATTTGTTTCTTAAATTTTTTGTCTCCTATTATTTGCATTTCGTT